AGAAGACACGCCGACCTTGTCCCGCCGTTCAAGATCCCACTTTAAAAGATTTGCAACACCAAGCTTCACGTCAGCCGGATATTCCCCGGATTCGGTCAGATGGCGTTTGAAATCGTTGTTTGTGTAGCCCTGCACAGCGGTTTCAAGTGCCTGAAGCATAGCTTCAAGCACCTGATCGCTTTTGTCTGTGTCGATAAACTGTCTAACCTCGGAAACGGTCATGATCATTTGAGATCACCGCCCGTTTATTCTTTCGGCTGCTGTTCTGCGATTTCGGTTACTTCATAACCATCATGTTCTCTGAACCAGTTCACAAGACTGCATTCAGGAACGACCGCTTTGCCGTTTGCGAAATGCACACCGCCTGCGCCGATACCGCAGAAGTTCGGATTTGCTGCAACTGTGACTTCATAAGTCTTGTTTGCTTTCTTACCTGCCATATTTAACACCCTTTCCAATTAAACAAGTTTGATATTACGCAGTACGCCTGCATGCTGTGTGTTCTTCAGCACAGTTGCGGCAACCATTTCGACTTCGCCGTCCTTGACTGCGCCGGGCTTGCTGAAATCGGGGATATACTGGGAAATTGCGCTGTTTCCGGTCAAGGATGCTGCATGGAAGCCGTCATTCACATCAAACTTGACAGCATAGATATCAGTCAAGCCGGTCTGTGCAGTGCCAACAGTACGGGAAAGGCCTGCCTTTACGCAATCATTGCCCGTGACAGCAGTGCCGGAAACAGTGTAGTGCTTGCCAAGATCCATAAAGCGAACGCCATCCATAGTGGTTACTTTTCTGCCGAAAGCTTCTTCGGATTCGGTCTTGTAACCAAGAATTCTTGCCATAGTCTGAATCTTGCCGATCATGGCTGTGTTCATCAGCAGTGCATCTGCATCGGTTGTCTTGATCAGAAGCTGCAGTGCTTCGTAAAGCTGATCTGCACTTGTTTTCAGCTTTTCAATGGTAGAAACGTCAATAACTGCAGAACCGCCAAATTCAGTGGAAGTGCCTGCAAGCATCTTGTCAAGACCATCGAATTCGGTTGCTTTGGTAGTGGCATCACCGTTGATCAGCGTGTAATGGAACAGGCTGATTGCTGCAAGAATCTTTTCCTGCATCTGGAAAGCCATGTTGTTATACTTACCTTCTGCCTGCTTCAGCACACGATCCATAGAGAACTTGCCGCCGAAGATCTTCAGATCAGCGGACTTTTTCTCCATAGTTGCTTCTGCTGCAGTGTATTCCGTATTCAATGCACGGAAAGCAGCAACAGAAGGAAGCTTCTTCTGCATGTAAGTATAGGTAAGCGTACTGCCGCCCATAGGCGAAACGCAGTTGTCAAAGGGAAGCATCTGAAGAATTTCAGAATTGCGCAGGAAGATATCAACGACCTGCTGCGCTACTTTGTCGGACATGCCGACTTTCATGTCATTCAATGTCATAGCCATAAATAATTACCTCTTTTCTTTAATTTGCATTTTCATACTGCATCTGTAGTGCTTCGGCAAGGGTTTTCGGTTCGCCCCTGCCTTCGTGACTCTGGTCTGTTGGCAATCGGTTTTCAATGACCTTCTTTGTACCTGCGGATTCAAACTGTGCCGGAAGCTGTGTTTTCAAGGCGGCAAGCTTGTCTTCCCATCCCTTGATTTTTCCGGAATCGTCAAGGGAAAGTTCGCCTTTCTGCTTCAGCTTAAAGGTCACATAATCCACGTCATCAGGTTTGACACCTGCCGCAAGCAAACCAACATTGATTGCACCGTCAAGCTTCGCCTGTGCAAGTTCTGCCTGAAGCTGTGCAACCTGTCCCTCATAGCCGGTAATTTTCTGCTGCAGATCTTCGTTGCCCTTTGTGGACTTTTTCAGATCTTCAATCAGCTTGTTTGCTTCTCCAAGCTGTTTTGTAGCGGTTTCGTGATCGCCCTTCAGCTTTCCATATCGGATATCAAGGTTTTCTTCGCTTGCTGTAAAGATGCCGTTTGCTTTCATATCGGCTAAAACAGCCGCTGCAATGTCATCGGAAACGCCTTTTGCCTTCAAGATTTCTGCCAGTGTCATAGTTCATCATCCTTTCTGTATGGTTGCTGTACGCTTTTAACGTGGTCGCATCACGCAAGCAACGGATGTTTTACGCCGTCCCCGGCGAAATAGAAAAAGCCCACTTCGAAAAGTAGGCTTTTATCACAATTTTTTCGTATAGTACAGGCTGATCCATCCTGCACCGCTTTTGAGTTTGCCCCATCCGTTTTGCTCCGCAACGATGGTATAAACGCCGCCCTTTGTGACAGCAGTATTGATTTTATAATGCGCACCTGCACTCGCCCTGACATTCAGCTTATTTGCCGTAATGCGTACAAGATAAGGTGTAAATGCGGCAGGCTTTGCCGTTTCCGGTTTTGGTGTTTCCGGCTGTACGTTGGCAGGAAGCAAGGCTTTCACATCTGCCCGGAAAGTATCCATGCTTTTGCCATGTTTCGGAAACCAGTGCATTACATCACCGTGATTCGATGCAATGCCCTGCTTGTAGCCTTCAGAATGACAAATGATATCTTTTTCCGTCAGATCGAACATCTTGCACAGATAGGCGAACAGTTCAACTGCTTCCTTGTAGACGGCATTAAAATATGTACGATCCTGCAGATTGTCTTCGCAGATTTCAACGCCTATACAGGTCTGATTGCCTTTCTGCTTGCCTGCATGCCATCCCTGCATATCCCACGGTAAGGTTTGATATGTTGCAATCGTGCCGTCAGCCAGTTTGCCAATGAACGCATGCACACAAACGCTTCTGCCGCCCGGATAAGGCGTGTTGAAGCTGTTGTTGTAGCGGTTCACACCAAGCCTTCCATCGTCCGGCTGCACATAGCGGGACAGCTTCGGATTGTTTGCGCCTGTTGAATGCAGCATCAGCTTTTTTTGCTTCTGCTTAATGCCTTTTTTATAGCAGGCGTTGTTTGTGGCGTACTGCTGATAAAGCCGCATTACTGTTCACCCGCCTTGTCAACGGCATCCTGTACCTTCTGCGACTGCGTACCGAAGTAGAATGCAATGATGACAGCGTAGATCGTCATGAAGTCCTGACTGATCCGCTCTGTCATTGCCATGTAAGCAAACACAATAGTCAGTACAAGTGTTACAACACTTTTTACCGAAACAAGGTTTGCAAGACGTTTCTTCAGTTGTTCCATAACATAACCCCTTTCTTAATTACTTGTACCGATCCCGACAACAGACGCAATGATTTGTGTTGGATCGGCTCTTTCCCGCATATCTTCCGGCAGATCAGCCAGAAGAAGAATCGGCAATTTGATCAGGTTTTCTGCTTCTGCTTTCTTATAATAGGAACGTGTACTGATAGCGAGCTGTGCAATCCATGCTGTGACAAGAATTGTCCAGTTCATAGTGTCGATTCCCGGCACAAAGAACAGCGCAACAAGCAGCAGAAGAATGACATAGTCAGCAATCAGCAGCTTCTTTGAAAAGCACATTTTCTTTTTCATTACACCGGAATCACCCCTTTCAAGGCATAAATACAGGCAACCATTGCATTTTTCACAACAGTTGCCTGTATTTACTTTTGGGCATGAAAAAAGCACCATGCATATTTTGCACAGTGCTTGTTATTGCTTTTTAGTCTGTTTTAAAAAACGTTCAAAACTTTCGACCGCTTCAGGTGGGGCTTTGTCAGTTAGAAAAGGCTCCGCTTTGTCATCGTCGGTATAGTCATACCATTCTGGATTTTCAGACCAATACAGGTCAACCGCTTTCACTTTACTTGTCCCCCTTTAATAATGATACAAATTCTTTGGTGAATTCGTTCGGACTGTTTTTGTTTGCGACAATCACTTCTGAAACAATTTCATGCTCCATTTGTGCAGAATATTTAGACGCAACAGAAGGCAAAAATGTTTTAATCATTTTTGTTGACACATGCTTCCCACTTATATTATAATACGCTTTTTTCGCAATTTCAATAGCATTTACACTATTTTCTTGCTCAATAATGTGACCAGTTTCATGTAAAGCAATGTCTTCCAATGTAGCGGATGCAAACCGCCCACCCGTAGCAATATTGGCTTCTGTGATTTCTCTCAATCGCAATGCTTTGGAATTGAATGTAATCGTTTTGCCGTCTGTTATTGCAAAATCATCGTCATCCAAAACCTTTGAATTGATTGTAATTTTCGATTTGACCCTATAGTCTTTGCAAGCCTTCTGAACGGTCTCTATTTCGCTTTTCAACAGCTTTGGATCGCCGTCAAAGGAATCAATATCGCCGATGGTAATGCCACGGTTTTTGGCGTACCGAATGATTTCCTGCTTGTCTTTTTGTGATACAGGTCTTGCGGTTGCCTTTGACCAATCATTATTAGCGGATGCAGCCATTTTGCCCGACTTTTTGCCTGTCTCATACCCTGCAATCCTTGCTTCTGCTTCTTTCTGCAATTCGCTGCCTTCATAGTGCCAGTATTCCTTATACTGCCGCTTGAAATCCTCATAATCCTTTGCATTGATCGGCACAATTTGTTCACTGTACTTATCCAGATCCTTTACAGGGATCTTAAGCTTGTCTGCAATCGCCTGTTTCTGTTCAAGGGACATATCTTCCGCTTTGCCAAGTTGTTTGGTCTGTGCGGAACTCAAAGCCCACCTTGCACGGGTATTCGACCTGCAGCGGCAATTGATATCCTCTTCCGGCTTACCAAATTCGCCGGGATACATGGCTTTCTTGCCGTCCACTTCAAAAGGTTCATCAATTTCCCGAAGCTGACCGTTCAGTTTGACATGCGTATCCCGTGTTTTTGAATCAAGGGCAGAATCCCATTGCTTGACCACATCTGCACCGATATCCTTCGCCCTGTGCTGCGCATCAAAACGGGACGCTTCCTGAATCCTGTGTCCTTCCGTGCGTACAATGGTTTTTGCTTTGCCAAGTGAAACACCGGACACGTTTTTCAGATTCCGTGCCATGTCCTTGTAAATCATGCCTTTTGCAATGCCCCTTGTAACTTCACGGGTGATGTCGGTCTTCATTTGCATCAGATCAATGCCAAGCTTTGCATACAAGCCTGCAGAAAGCTTTGAATTTGTCAGGATCGCCCGAACAGCCGCATTCTGATCGATGGGAACGATGATCGGCACACCTTGCTTCTGCAGGTTGTACAGTTCCCCGATAAAAGCATTGTCATAGCTTTCGGTCAGATACTGATTGATCGTCTCATAGCCTTCAAAGCACAGATTGTACATGATGTTGTTAAGCTGCCCTTCCAAAGCTTCCTGATACTGTTTCTGATACACTTTCGCCTGTTTGCGGGATAGCAAAATCGCCTTCTGTTCATCGGTCAGCCCGGTATCTGCAAGCGCAAGATCAAGCCGTGCAATGTCGTTTTCAAACATCACGATTTCCCGCTGAATGTCCTGTAACGCCTTTTCATACTGATCGGTAAGTTCTTCAAGCACCGCTTTTTCATCGTTTAGAAGTGACTGTGCGACCTCTTTTTCCCATTTGTTCACGCCGAATCACCGCCTATGCGCTGAAGCCTTTGGCAACAATAGGATCTTCTTCGGATTCATCTTCCGGAACAATATCGTTTAACGTCTTCTGTACGGCATAAGGATCTTCTTCCTGCTGCGGGAACTTGTCTTTCAGTTCTTCGTAGTCAAGGTCAAGTACATCACATATATTCTGCATCAGCAGTTCATTACCAAGATAGGTTGCAAGATCAAGCAGCGTTGTTATCTGCACCTGCTGCTTCTGTGCGTCAATCAATTCGATCTGCGCATTGTCGGAAGCATTGGTCATAATTTCACGTTCAAATGTGAGATACACGTCTTTCTGCTGATAATCCGTGCCGTGCAGATCGTTGATTTCCTGCAGCACGATTTTCAAAAGCTTCCGCATAAACTGTTTCAGCCGGATCTCAAGCTTGTTGCATTTAAGATCAAGCAGCGCATACCGGGATTTAATGACAATGTTTGTGATATTACCGTCACCGATCTGCGCACTGTTGAAGCCCATACCAAAGCGATAAATATTCTTTTCATCAAGATCAAGCTTTGCCTGTCTTGCCTGATAGGGGATGTCTATTGTCTTGATATCAATGCCGCCGTCATCGTCCACGCCGACAAGCTTCTTTGATTTGACATTTAGGTGCAGTTCGTCAAGGTTGTCACCCTGAAAGCCCTTGACTACATACAGAACTTCGTTGCTGTCCTGAATGTTGTTGGAAAGTCCGCAGGACATAAGATCATAGTCATCGATCAGCGGCTTGATAGGTTTCAGCCCGGAAAACTGCTTGCGGCAATTGTCAAGCCGGAAGAAGGGAATGAATCCGAAGCCGTCAAAGTATGTATCCTTGCTGCCGTCCTTTGTGTAAAGGATATGCGGACGGGGATTCAGTGCAACGGAATCGTCAAGCTTGATTTCGCTGTTGCCTTCCTGACAGAAGAAGGTTGTCTGCTTATCGTCCCATACCTGAATGCGTGTGATCTTCTTGCCATCCTTGCCGATCCGGTCAACGTACCAGTAAATAACGTATTCACAGCCGTCATCCGTTTCCTTTGCCTTGACTTCCACAACGCCCATACTGTCAGCAACCTGAAACGCCGTCAAGCCTTCTGCATTCTTGTATGCATACATGTTTTCAAAGCCCTTGACAACGGTTCCTGTCAGCAGTTCTTCCAGTTCGGCACGGAAATCTTCATTTTCGTTGAAGTACAAATCAAGCTGTTCCTGCAGTTCGGGAAGATCCGATTTGACAAAACCGCCCTTGCCCGAAAGCATGTACTGTACCTGCTGATCGACAAGTTCCGTGAAAAACGGATGTGCAATCTTAATGTTTGATTTCAGCTTGTCTTCTTCAAGCTTGCCATCTGCGTTTACAAAGAAGATCCGATAGTTCTGTATATCGTGATCCGCTTCATAGTACCGTACACCCACCTTTGCAAGCTGCTTCCGCTTGCTTTGTGCATCTGAATCGATAAATGTTTTTATTTCTTGTACGGAAAGCAATTGTGATCCCTTCTTTCTATATAAGCCATTTTCTAAGCTTTCGCCAACCTTCGACACCATAGCGCAGCGCAGCCATAGCATCATCCATAACCGGAACAGGTTCGTCAAGATATTCCCCTGATCGATCATCCTTTTTCCATTTCCACTGCTGCAACTCTTTGATCGTATTCGTGCAATGCGGATGCACGTATATATTGCGCTGCTTCAGCCAGTCAATCTGCGCCTTGACAGAACCTGCACTGCCGCCCTTGTCAACGCCCTTTGCCCGGGGATAGCCGCCTTTTTGCCACATCTTGATTCGATCAGGTTCAGCAGAATCACACCACATCTGTTTGTTTGTGGGGATCGCATGCTTTATTGCTTCCTGTATGATTTCGCCTGTGTCCTTTTCAAACAGGTAGATTTCGTCAAGCACATAGATATTGTCATCCTTCCAACCAAGCAGAAGAATTGCGTTTGCATGGTTGAAGCCGAAGTCCTGCCCGATGGCAATGTCATCATAATCATTCAGATTCTGCGAAACCTCTTTGATTTCCCAATTATGCAGGATCAGACCGCCAATTTCGCCCCATTCGCCAAGCCCGTATATCTGATATCCTTCCGGATCAACAAGCTTTCTGCGTTCCATACGCTGCCTGTATGCGTCATCGATAAAGCGGTTTTGCAAATAGGTCGAATGATGACAAAGAACGTTATCATCCGGGATATCAAAAAAGACCTTCTTTATCCAGTGATTTTTGTTTACCGGATTGAAGGTCAGTCTGATTTGATAGAATTGCCCTGCAGGAAGTTCGCCACGCAAACGGTCATCTATGATTTCAAGATCGGCTTGCGTCAGTTCGGTTGCTTCTTCACACCATACGTCAGTCAGCTTGCCTTTTTGGAATGTGATTGATTTCAGCTTTTCACGCTGCTTATCATCGTTCATACCACGGAAGATGATCTGATTGCCGTTTGCTTTGCATGTAAGCTTCAGCGGTGACATATTTATTGTCCAGTATCGGTCAGCCTTATCACCGAACATCCGATATATTGCGCCTGTCAGTTCCGCAAATGTGCTGTCACGGTTTGTGATGTCTGATTTCCGGATACAAACAAGGTTTCTGCCCTTATCCTGCATCAGCCGCAGAATGTAGTTCTGCGCTGTGTCAACGCTTTTGCCTGATCCGGCTGAACCTTTCATCACGATATATCGTTTCCGGCTGCGGTCAACTTCACGGAAGCCGGGATTTGCAGAAACTTTTATGTTCATAAGAACATCACAACCACTTTCGGCAAAACATAAGAAACAAAGAAAGAAGTGAAGAAAGAAGTAAACGCTATTACACGTTCACGCTTTGTTAGTTTCATAATTCATCACCATAGTCAACCGTAATATTCAGATCCATGTCAACTTCCTGCTGTATTTTGTCGGTAAACAGCATATGCGCCTTGCCTAACAGTTCCGCAGCACGAAGCCGATCCTTTTCATCCGGCAGCTTCTTCATGCGCCGTGCCTGTGATGTGCCTTCCCCCAAGCCCTCGACAACGACAACTTCCGAAAGGGATTCCCCACGCAGCACAGCGGTCAGATATTTCATTACTTCGTTCTGATCGGCGATCAAAGCCGCTTCTTTTTCAGCCATGCGTTCAGATATATAGTTTTTTATGTCAGGTTTCGTCAAGTTTTCCTGTCCGATTGCCCTTGCCGTTTTTTCCGAATAACCTGCACGGATTGCAGCCTGCGTTGCATTCATGTCAATCAGGTATTCGTCACAGAATCGCTGTTGCTTTGCTGTCAGTTTCTTTACATCAGCCACAATCACCAACCTCTTTCTATATTTTTAGGCAAACAAAAAGCCCAACAGGGCAGGAGTGGACCCCATCAGGCTCAGAAATAATCTATCATTTTTCTATTATAACAATATCACATGAAAACCATGAAATACAATGTAATCTGACTGCAATTTTCGGAAATTTAGCGCAATTTTCGGAAATTTGCTTTACAGGTGTTTGCGTTTGATTCTGTGCCGCCTGTAAAGATCTTCTGTTTCCCGGTCAACCCTTTTGCGGTTGTCCGATATGTACCTGGCAAAATCGTTTCTTTTTGCCCGTTCCCGGCTGATCAGTTCCCGTTCTTCATGATACGCTTTGTAGGCTTCGCAGGATGTGTGACACCCTTGTGTACGATTTGGGCAGTCTTTACACGGCGAATTCAAACACTAAACACCTTCCCTTTCTTTCAGTAATTCATTCACTTTCAGCAGTGCGCTTCCGTGCAGGTTGTTTACCTGCCGTTCGGATTTTTCCATCAGATCCCCGATTTCTGCAAACGAAGGATAAATGCGTTTGCGTTGACTTTTGGCAAAATATCCGAAATACCGCAACTGCAGAACTTTCAATTGATCTTCATCGTGTATTGCAAGCAGAAGCTTTTCTGCATCCAGTTTCTGCGCAAGCAGTTGTTTTTGCAGTGCTGTAATTTCCCGGCTGTAGTCAGCAATTGCCGTGCAGCAATCGCCGATTTTGTCACCTGCTCCGGAATGCGATACAACATCCGGACGCATGGCAGAAGTTGTGCTTGTTGCTATCATTTCCAGACTGTCAATCTCTTCCTGCAGATGTATAATGTGCGTATCGATCACACGGATCTGCTGCAAGTAGGTTTTTGCGTCAGTCACTGGCATCCTTCCTTTCTTTAAAATATTCTTTCGGCGGTTTCAAAGGCGGTTTGATTTTGGTGTATCCCTCTTTCCGCAACTGATCATCAAGCCTGCTTCTGCTTACATGCAGCGCATCTGCTACTTCCTGCAAAGAATAGCCTTCAAGCCATTTGAGCCACGCCCATTCAAGCACAGTGTCGGATATGTAAACCGTTCGACTTCCACGTCTCATTGTGAATCACCGCCTGCCATTTTCGCCCCGCAGTTTGGGCAAAAAGGTTTCATTTTAATTGCAAATTCTGATTTCTTAAACTCTCTTTTGCAGTTCGTGCAGCGAATGTGTGCCCAATCCGGATATTTCTCCCACACCCCCTGCGGACGCAGGTTTTCAGGATCGATGGTTGGTTCATTTTCGATATGATCTATGATTTTTCCTATCAACTTTGTTTTTTCTTTATGATTTTCGCAGCATTTCAAAAACTGCCCTGCTTTTTTCAGCCATTCAACCAGAATATCCGCATCAATCAGTCTCATGGTCAGCCCCCTTTTCACCCAATATTCCTGATCGTCAGCGCAGTATACAACAAGCCTGCTCCGATCCACTGCAGACTGGTTGCCCAGTCCCCGTGATCAATGATGTTTACCGCCAGACTGCCAACCGCACCCGCTACCATAAGCAGCGGGAAAAAGATTTTTAATACAGTCACAATTTACACCTTTCTTTCTATTCGCCGGATCCAAGCCGGAACATGCCGTTATCACTCTGCTGCAGTTGAATATTCTGTATGATTTCCTGCAGGGGAAGGGCAAGCTGTCTCTGCTGCATTTCCCTGTCCGCATAGGATTCAAACAGCTTGCGGAAGGTGTTCATATCATATTCCGGGCTTTCCGAATTGCACAGATTCCACCAACCCATAGCACGGACTGCCTGTGCTGTGATTTCGTCCATTTCAGCAAGCGCACGTTTGGGATATTCTCTGCCATGCTTACGAATCATCTTCAGCACCTGTTCCCAACCTTCGCCCCAGTCAGGACGCTTTCCGCAACAAATTTCTGCAGCAACTTCCCGGATTTCAGCAATAGACGGAGACCACTTGTTTGTAGCCACCCATTTGCGAAGAACAGCTTCAGCAACGTCAATAGAGATATCCTGCAGTTCCCGATACCACAACGCCATAGCCTGTTCGTTTGGTAAAATTTGTTCTTTCGGATAATAAGTACGCAACGCCATAACAAAAGTACTAAATTCTTTTTTATCCATAGGTTTATCCCTCACTTTCTGCCCAATTAGCAGCCATGTTATAAAAATCGTTCAGTTCATCAGCCTTAGACGGCTTCTGATAGTATGTAGGTTTAGCAGGTGGTTTCTGATCCTTCAAAGGGAATACACCTTGCCAACCGTTTACGATAGACTGATTTAGAATTTCAACCTGATCCGTGATCAATGGTGACATGTCATTCAATTTGCTGATTAGCAAGCTAACTGCACGATCAGTCATCGGCTTTTTTATGCCTTTGCGATATTCGATAAAGGAAAGCAACGCCTGATTTAATTCAGGATCATCAGAATAAACTTTAGGTTCTTTCTTCTTTTTCTTATCTTTCTCTTTATCTTCTTCTATATCTATATCTTTATCTGCCTGTCTAACATTAGGTTTACTGTTAGGTTTACACGAAGGTTTACTGTTATCGCCGGAAGTCAGTGCCTTTTGTTTAGCCCTGTATTCCTTCATGTAGTTCCGCATAAACTCTTTCCGGCTTTCAAGTTGGTCAAGATTCTGATGCTTTCCCCAATTTGGAATGGTAATAACGCCGTCAATGATTTCAACCATTCCGAACTGTTCAAAAGTCTGAAGTGCCATTGTTACGGTTGATTCTTTCATCCTGAATATTGTTGCAAGCATTTTGTCTGTGTAAGCAATTTGTCCCATCATAAAGACACCGCTGTTGTTCTGTTTCCCGGCAAGGCAAAGAAGCTTGAACCATACCACTATGATTGCATAAGCATCAGGAAGGCTTTCAATCAGCAATATTTTTTCATCGTCAAAAATGTCCGTTGTGATCTTGATCCACTTCACATCAGCCACTTGCACCACTTCTTTCCGGCACAAATTCGGGACAATCGATCACCATGTATGATTGTTCTACATGTGTGCGGTCGTTGTTTATATCCATCGGGATTGCTGTCCATCCTTCTACAGGCTGATACATCAGCTTGCCCCGGTCATCACGTCCCGACCAACTGCAGCCGCCGCAGGCGTTGGCACAGTGCCAGCACAACGTACCATCCTGCGAAGGTGATGCAAATTCGAAACGTAAGCCGCATTTCATCCGGTTTCCTTTCGACAGATGTGTTGCAAGCGTAGATATGGCAAGTCCGTTTGCTTTTGCAGCCTGTGCAACGGATTTGTATACAGCCCCTGTGGTAACGCACCGTACAAGCCTGCGATATGTGGCTTTGCGCTTATCGCTGTTTGCAAATTCCCGGTATTCCTTTTCGTTTGCCGATCTCATTTCCTGCACCTTCTCACATGCTTTAAGTTCCGGATGTTCTTCCTGTGCTTTCTGCCGTGTGCGTCTGACGCTTTCAAACGCCGGATAACCGTGCTTTTTTCGTTCGGAAAGGAATTTATATAACGGCACATTAAAAGGCGTTACAGGGCATTTGGCAGCCTTTGCGATACGCTCACACACTTTGATGTATAGCCGATCATCACTGTTACGGGATGCTTTGTCTTCCTTCAGGATTTCAAGCACAAGATTCTTTGTCTGATACAGCTTGCTTTTTGTCACTGGCATTCAACCCCTTTCCCCGTAATCAGTTCCGAATATGGCAGGGATTCAATCCAATCGCAGAATGTATGCCA